TCGTGTGCAATAACAAACTCAATTTCTTTGTTTGACATTGCGTTAAAAAATTGTGTGTTAAAATATAAGTTGCGACCATCTACTGCCGCAGTAGGCAACCATTCATCCGCTGCCTTAATACGCAAACGAGTTGCCATATTACCAAAGAATGGATGACGGAGTAGCAAACCTACCCGTGCAACAATAATGCGGTCAAATACATCTACACGCATTTCTTCTAATTCTTCTGGAGTAATGTCTGGGTTAGGTTGCCAAAGTTTTGTACCCGCTACGCTCATAGTGCCATCCTTCTAACTGTTATGTATATATTATACATTATTTACAGTAAATGTCAAGAGAAAATGGACGTTTTTATTGAGAACGTCCAAACTCATTTATTTAGGCTGACTGTGCGGCAGTAATATACTTGCCATAACGGCTGTGGAATTCATCAAAACATTCCACTTCGTCTGGGTCAATTGGCAATCCATATTGCGTAAGTGCAAGTTTCATGCCCATTACAACTAGTTCAGTATCAAAGTTATCCATTGCAAAACGCAAGAAGTTATTAACCTTGTTATCGAACTTTTTGTCGCCGCTGTCTGACGACTCTTTTAGTTCGTAGCAGAGTGAGACTGTTAAGGAATACATGGCACTGATTTCTTTAGTCTTTAGCTCTTTTACTTTGCCATCCAAAATATCAGTTGGATTAGGCATACTTGCCGCAACCTTACGGTGAGCCATAAACTTCACTGCAAGGCCTTCGCCTACTGCACCACTAACTAGGTCTGTAGTGGTATTCTCGTCATCGTCATCCTCAAGAAGTTCGGATACAAATGACCAAGAACGAGGTGTAGCAAAAGAGCGTGACGGTGACTTAGGATCAAAGTCATACAAGTCTTTTTTGCTAAATGTTAAAAAACCTACAACATCATTGTGAATCTTGTTATCTACTGCCCAAGCAAACCAGTCATCAAATGATACTGCAAGTTCCAAATGCACAAAACGGTTTGCCAACGGAGCAGGCATACGGTAAGTAACACCTTTGTCAGCTTCACGGTTACCTGCCGCAACAATAAGAACGTTGTCTGGCAGTTTGTACTGTCCTACACGACGGTTAAGAATCAACTGGTATGCTGCCGCTTGTACCGCAGGCGCTGCCGAGTTCATCTCGTCTAAGAACAAAACAATAGTGTCATATTGAGCTGCCATTTCTTCATCTGGCAGTTCTGCTGGTGCGCCCCACACCATTTTGTTATCGTTTGCAGAGTAGTATGGAATACCTTTAATGTCTGTAGGTTCCCATAGTGATAAACGAATATCAATAAGATGTGAGTTTGTAAAACTTTCTGTAATCTGTTTTACGATATCAGACTTACCAATACCTGGAGGTCCCCACAAAAAGATAGGACGTTTTTTGGTAAGTGCGTGAGTAATCGATGCTTTCGCGTTATTCGGTGTCACTTGACGTGTGCTTGTTGCTTCCATTTTGTATTCCTCTTAAGTGCATTAGTGCTTTAATGTATGTATATAATAACAAAATAAGGGGGTGTTGTCAAGAACTTTTTTACCAAAAACTAGTCTTTTTGCTGTCTTTTGAGTGCTTTGTTTAGTCCGTACTTGCGTATATCTCCGCTAAACAAGTGTAATTCCATTGCTTTCTTCTCGTCAGTAACGGTAATACTGCGCCTGCCCATATAATACGGGCAGGTAATAAATTTATCTAAAAAGATAACTGTTTGTGTTGTAAGCTCGAAGTCTTTTGGATATGGAACATCATATGTTGCTAAATCCAATTCTTCTTTAAGAAATCGAAATCCTTCATCTGTTAATCTTAGTCCGCCTTGATCCTTTACTCTAGTGTTTTGCCACCAGATAGGCATATACTCTTTCATTGTAGCCTCTGTGACTGCAATGTCAGATTGCTTTAAAAAAATTTTAGTATATGTTTCTTTCCAGTTCATTTTAGTCTAAGGGGATTTCGTCACCCTTATTTAGTTTAACTACTGTAAAGTCATTACAACTAAACAGTTCGTTTAACTTCTTTGCTAAATTGATTGCATGTCCTGGATTTGAGAAAGATACCTTTTTATATTTAGGTCCTGGATAGTTAGTTAGCATATTAGCAGACTTAAGATTAAATGGCTGCGATTTAAAAAATACAGCCCAGATGGCTTCGGCCTCTAGAATTTGCTCACTCTTGTATGTTTTTTTATCTATATGTTCTAATAGAACGTTTGGCTTTGGCCTACTCATATGCGTAATTCCTTTATTAACTACGCATATATTTATCTCTTTTTGAGGTTATCTTAGCAGTTTATTTCCAGCCTGTTCCGCCGTCCATACGCACTTCGATAATTTCGTCTGTGCCTTCTGCTTTGCGAATAATAATTTCTTCGAGATTGCCGTTAAGTCTTGCCATTACTTCGCCTAGTGTAAATGCAAGACGTTTTGCGTTTTGAATATCTAGTTTAACTTCTTTAGCATTGCCCATATCAGCACTTTTAACTTGAGATATAAATTGTTGTATAGGTGCTGTATTTAAAGGTTCATTTTGCGTTGACACGACTTAACTCCTGACGCATTTCAATATCTGTTTTAAATGGACCTTTTACTTCGTATCTTTCACAAGTAATTAGTTTAGGACAAAAACTTTTAACCCAACCTTTTTCAAATCTAACAACATAATATCCTGCACAATATAAACTCTTAGATTTTTTACTTTTTGTAAACAATGGAAGTTTACGTTGTACATCATACATTGGGTTATGTGGTACACAACTTGTAGGAAACCCGTGTACTTCTTTGTCAGGAACTGTTTCTGTAATAGCAAGTTTAGTCCATTCTAAATTCTTGCCTAACTTTCTTTGTAATTGCTTCTCTGTAAGAAATCGTGTTCCACTAGAATCGCTTAACATATATTGATCATCAGATAGTGATAGTGTTCCAATACGTACACCTTCATCTTCCATAATCCAAAACTTACCGTTTAAAACTTCTTTCGCTTTTACTGTCATTTAGGATACCTCGCTTGTAATGGTTCTGAATAAGATGCTGCCTGGTCTGCAATACGTTGCATATCCCACTTAGCACAAAACTTCATAAGACGCATACCAACCTGTGTAATGTCTTTAGGTTCAACTTCTGCAATAGTAGTATTAATTATCTCTCGTATCTCAGGCGGCTGTGCTGTTAAGTCACATAATGTAACATTGCGATTGTAATCATCTAGTACGCGATGTTCATCACCATTATGATCAACCCAACGCTGTAGCATAAGATTGTTCCAATTATAACCTTTCGCGGATTTATCGTCATATGCTTCGAGTAAACCAACTTTGTTTTTTGTACCTTTCTTTCTAACGCCTGGATAGGCTGAGAAGACATTGTCACTTGTATCACCTCGCATACATTTTTCAAATAGTAACCATTGTGGATCAGGAGCGCCTTTAGGCTCCTTAGTTTTTTTATCTATAATAGGTTGCTTTTTCTTATCATCAAAGTAACCTTCGTGTGTAATAATTGTGTTACTAACGCCGTTGTACTGTTTAACGTTAGGAGCAATTAATTGTGCAAAGTCACCATCGGTACTAATTATGACATGATCATCATTAGGATGACTTTGCACCCATCCTGCAATTAGGTCATCTGCCTCTAATTGCGGATGTCTGATCATTGTACAGTTAGTCTTTGTACCGATAAAATCTTTAAACTCATCAAAGATCTCCCAGAACACTTTATCTTCTTCTGCTTGTGCAGGAGTAAGTGCATCTCGAGCATCTTGTCTATTGCGTTTGTAAGGCTCGTAGTAGTCTTTACGCCACGAACGTCCTTCTAAACAAAATACAACATGGTCTGCATTAAAGTCTTGCCATGCTTTCTTAACACTGTTAAGTGTAATGTGTAGTGCCATACCTACTTTAGTATCTAAGTCGCCACGTACTACATGACGAGCTCTAAAGAAAGTGTTTGCAGTGTCTACTAAAATATATGTACTCATTATACCAGTTCTTCTACTATTCCTAATACTTCTGCTAGTATAAACAATATTCCGGCAAAAGTCAAGTTTCCTGTTACCAAAAATCCGCCTGCACCAATACGTAAGACACTTTTAACTAGACTTACATAAAAATGACCTAATCCAGGATCTTTACTTGCAGGAACAATAACTCTTTCTGGTATAGGCATTAACTTACTTCCGATTTATCTTTATCAATAGGAACTACGTTAATGTAACCCATTTCTCTATCTGTACTTTGTCCTTCTTCTTCCAGCATTTGAGTTACAATAGTACGGAACCAGGCGTCTACAATCTGTTCGTTTGTTTCGCCTTTATAGCCTGCATCAAGCAGTTGTTCAATAAACTCATTATTCCAATCGAGCTCAAAGAACCCGTTTCGAATGTTGTCTGGATTTACTTGTGTATCTAGTACAGCAACCCACGGTTTGCCTGCTTTAGTTGCGGCTTCTTTTTCTTGTTCTAAAGCATCTCTTCGAACTTCTTCTGTAGTAGGTTCTACTGCTTCTGCTTCATCAATGATTTTAGGTGTAACACCTAAACTCTTTTTTAGTTTTTCCCACATTATATACCTGCCTCCCTAACTCTATCCTCTAGAGTTTTTGATTTGTTTTTTCTTTTCTTTTGTTCATCTGCTTTAAACTCATCTGCATCAAAAGCATTCTCAAGTCCCCCAGGCGTTTCCAAAGAGTGAGATGTGGAGTCTTGGGGTAAATCTCCATCCTCTTTCCATACACGCTTCGGCAACTTCTTTAACGTTGAGATTGTATTCTTCACTGCGTCCGCCCAGCGGCATAAGATATACTGGACATTGAACCCCGGCGTCTCTGTAAGCCTCCACAGCCCTAGTAACTTCATCAAAATCATCTTGACTAGCGACAACAAACTTGAGATAAATGTCACTACCGTCAACAAGGCTATACTCACGAGCGACAGCAGGCAATATAGCAGTATCCCAAGGTTCTCCGCTAACACTAAGTTTTGGGGAACAAGACCACGTGACTGTAAATCTGTTTTGGTCTGTGAGATAATTGAAGAAATCATCGTGTAACTGTTGTGTAGTATTTGTTTCAAATGTAACATTTTTCAAGTCCTTCATCCGCGGATGTTCAAATAAATCGATGTACAACTTTTGCCAAGCAAGCAAAGGTTCACCGCCTGTTAATATTAA